GTATAATATTACTCTATGATACAAGACTTATCTAAACTGTCCGATGCGGAACTCAAAGCATATGCACGAAAATTATCATTTGACATCTCAAAGTATCATAATTTTCAGCTCACTAAAAAGATTCAACTTAACTCTGCCTACGGTGCGATGGGCAATCAATACTTTCGGTTTTATGATATTCGTCTTGCCGAAGCTGTTACTCTTTCTGGCCAGCTAGTAATTCAGTGGTTGGCAAAAGACATCAACAAGTATCTTAATGGTTTGTTAAAAACCGAGTCGGTTGATTATGTGATTGCGATTGACACCGACTCAATTTATTTGAATCTCAAAAATCTTGTTACGCAAGTGTACAAAGATGGTCTACCATCAGACAAATCTAGGGTTGTTGACTTTCTGGATAAGGTTGCTGAAACAAAAATTCAATCTGTTATTGATAAGAGTTGCAAAGAGCTTCGTGAATATCTTAACGCTCGCTCACAAAAAATGCAGATGAAGCGTGAGTCAATCGCAGACAAGGCAATATGGACAGCAAAGAAGCGGTATATTCTTAACGTGTATGATGTTGAAGGGGTTCGATATGAAACTCCAAAACTTAAAATTCAAGGTATTGAAGCGGTCAAATCGTCAACGCCAGAGGTTTGTCGCCAAAAAATTAAAGACGCAATCAAGCTCATACTAACCAAAACACAATCAGATTTGTATAAGTACATCGATGATTTTAAGGAACAATTCAAGAGCTTGCCCCCAGAAACCGTTGCGTTTCCTCGTGGCTGTAATGGTATTAGTACATACTCTGATAACAAGCTGATTTACAAAAAAGGCACTCCAATCCATGTCCGCGGCGCCTTGGTTTACAATCGACTGATCAAAGATAAAAAATTGGATAAGAAATATCCTTGCATCCACGAAGGTGATAAGATAAAATTCTTATACTTGCGTGAGCCTAATCCAGCACAGGAAAATGTTATCACAATGAGTGAAGAAGGTTTGCCGCAAGAACTAAATCTTCACAAGTATGTTGATTACGATTTGCAGTTTGAAAAGACGTTTGTTGATCCTCTAAAAATTATTTTGGATGCAATAAACTGGACAACAAAGAAACAGATGAGTTTTGATGATTTATAGTAGGAGATAATGTATGTCAAAAAATAATCCGTTTACCGATGTATTAAAGGTGCTAGAAAATGAATACGCCGCCGTTGCTGAGGAAGGCACTTCTGCTGATGTTGTGGGTTTTATTGATACTGGTTCGTATGCATTAAACGCACTTTATTCTGGCAGCATTTTTAAAGGCATGCCTGCTAATAAGATTAGTGCTCTTGCTGGCGAAGAAGCAACAGGCAAAACTTTCTTTGCGCTTGGTATTATCAAAAACTTTCTCGACACAAATGAAAAAGCACTTTCTATAGTTTTTGAATCTGAAGGTTCTGTAACAAAAGAGATTCTACAATCTCGTGGTGTTGATACTAAGCGTGTTCTTATAGTGCCAGTGGAAACAATTCAACAATTTAAGACTCAGGCTCTCCGCGTTGTTGAAAATCATCTTAATACACCAGAAAAAGACCGAAGACCACTTATGTTGTGCCTAGACTCTTTGGGTATGCTATCAACAACCAAAGAAATGACAGACTCTGGCACTGGTAAAGAAGTCAAAGACATGACTCGTACCGCAGAAATTCGTGCTGCGTTTCGTGTGCTCACCCTCAAGTTGAGCAAAGCTAAGATTCCTCTTCTTGTAACAAACCATGTGTATCAGACTATGGGAATGTTCCCAACAAAAGAGATGGGCGGTGGAGGTGGACTAAAGTATGCGGCAAACAACATTATTGCACTTTCAAAGTCCAAGAACAAAGATGCTGACGGCACTGTGACGGGAATTTTTATTCGCTGTAAAAATCTAAAATCTCGATTAACAAAAGAAAACACAGAAACTAGCGTTATGCTTTCATATGATAAAGGATTGGATAGATATTATGGCTTAGTCGATCTTGCGGTTGAACATGGAATCTTTAAAAAGATTTCTACTAAGATTGAAGTTGCAGATGGTAAAACGGTATTTGAAAAACAAATTATTAACAATCCTGAAAAATTCTTTACTGACGAGGTGCTTCAGAAAATTGATGCAGCAGCTCAAAAAGAGTTTAGCTACGGAACTGGTGGTATAGATACTGAAGATGTTGTGGAGGAACTGTTAAATGACGCTCATTGATGGTATAAAAGATAAGTACAAGATTGTTTTTGATCCACAAGATCCTAAAAAATGGTGTGTAGAGTTGCTAGAGTCTTGTGATCCTTTTCATGGCATCATTTTGTCTTATGGCCAATTTACCATTAAGAAAGACGGTGATGCCGATCAAAACCCAAAATTTAATTTTGAGACTGAGATAGTTTATGTTCCAGAGAGACTTCGAGATGTAACTCTTCCAGATGAAGCCGAAGATAAGATGCAAACCTTGCTTGCTCAGATACTTATTGATATAATAGAAAACAACATGAGCAAAGCAAAATCAGAAAACGGAAAGCTATATCTGGAATTAGTTAAAGATGATAAATGATCGAATAGAACATGCCATTCTAAGTAATCTTGTATTTGATGAAGGGTTTTGTCGTAGAGTTCTTCCCTTTATTAAATCACATTACTTTTCTGAAGAATCTGAAAAAATTGTATTTGAAAAAATATCAGATTTTATTTTGAAGTATGATTCTGTGCCCTCTAAAGAGGCGCTAGTAATATCAATAACAAATGATAAACAATTAAGTGATTCGATAGAAAAGCACACTAAAGATTTGATTGCATCTTTAACAAATTCAAAAGTTGAGCAGCAGTGGTTAATAGATCAGACAGAAGATTGGTGTAAAGACCGTGCAATATATCATGCGCTGATGAATAGCATTAAAATTGCTGATGATAAAAAAGGAAAACTGTCAAGAGGTAGTATTCCAAAACTTTTAACTGACGCTTTGGCCGTGTCGTTTGATCCTAACATTGGACACAGTTATCTTGATGATACTGATTCACGATATGAATTTTATCACAAAGTGGAGGAAAAATTTCCTTTTGACCTTGAGTGCATGAACAAAATTACAAAAGATGGTGTTCCTAGAAAAACACTTAATGTAATTTTGGCTGGAACTGCTGTAGGTAAATCTCTTGCTTTATGCCATATGGCGGCAAGCTATTTTATGCGTGGTAAGAATGTTTTATATATTACTTTAGAAATGGCAGAAGCTAGAATTGCCGAACGTATAGACGCAAATTTGTTGAATATATCTCTTGCTGATTTACAACACATATCAAAAGATATGTATGATCGTAGAATCGCCAGTATTAAAAATAAAACTGTTGGCAGAATGATTATTAAAGAATATCCAACCGCTACTGCCACAGTAACGCACTTTCGAGCATTATTGAGTGAGCTATACTTAAAAAAGAATTTTGTTCCTGATGTTATTTTTGTTGATTATTTGAATATTGCTGCCAGCGCAAGATTAAATCAGTCCAATCACGTTAATAGTTACACATATGTTAAAAGCATAGCCGAAGAATTTCGTGGCCTTGCTGTTGAGTGTAATGTGCCTTTGTGGACAGCAACACAAACAAATCGCCAAGGATTTGTTTCAAGTGATATTGGACTTGAAAACACATCGGAGTCTTTTGGACTTCCAGCGACCGCAGATTTTATGATTGCTCTTTCATCCACAGAAGAATTGGAAAGCATGGGACAAATTCTTGTCAAACAATTAAAAAACCGATATAATGATATTTCCACATTAAAACGATTTGTGTTGGGGATTGACCGATCTAAGATGAGATTATTTGATTTGGATGATTCAGCACAAAAAGAATTGGTTGATACCGATTTGACTGATAAAAAAGATTCGTCCGTTTTTGATAAGTCAAAATTTGGTTCATCAATGATGGCAGAAAAAAAGGATTTAGATGACTTTAAGTGGTGATGTAGAACAACAGACCGTTGCAAAACCCTTTGTTAAATGGTTTGGTGGCAAACGACAACTTTTACCTGAAATTGATGTTAGATTGCCAGAACAATTAGATGTTTATTTTGAGCCTTTTCTAGGCGGCGGCGCCCTGTTTTTTCATTTGTCTCATCGAATACAACAGGCTTATTTAAGTGACATCAATCAAGAGCTGATGAACACTTACGGAGCAATTAAAAATAATGTGTCTGGATTAATTGATGAACTATCAAAGCACAAAAATACATCAGAACATTATTTTGAAATTAGAGATGTTGATCGAGATGCGGACTATACGTGGAACTGGACACCATTACAAAAGGCCGCCAGATTCATTTATCTAAACAAAACATGTTTTAATGGTCTATATCGAGTAAATTCTCAAGGACATTTTAATGCTTCTTATGGGAACTATTCAAATCCAAAAATTGTGGATGCTGAGAATTTGTATGCTTGTAATGCCGTATTGAGTCACCCCTGTATTACATTAAAATCACAATCATATTTGGAAACATTAGAGCCCATAAAGAATTTTGTTTCTTTGGGTCGCCAAGTGTTTGTGTATTTGGATCCTCCATATGTTCCTTTATCGATAACATCATCATTTACACAATATAGTAAAGATGGTTTTTCTATGAAAGATCAACATGAACTTAGAAATTATTGTGATGAGTTATCTTCGTTGGGTGTGAAGTGGATGCAATCAAACTCTTCGGCACCAATAGTGTTTGATATGTATAAACAGTATAAAATTGATGTTGTTAGTGTTAAGCGTAATGCCAGTGCCTTACCTTCGTCCAGAAAAACTGTTAATGAAACCATTATTACAAACTATGACAAGTAAACCTGCACTAAAAGAAACCCTAATACTTGCAATTTTGGCACTATTGGTTGCTATAGCCTTAAAACTAATAATTCGATAGACATAAATAATTGGTTGTGTGATACTAAAATGCGGCCAATGAAAAAGTTTAAAGATTTTTTAACAGAATCGTCTGATAAAAACACTCACTTAGAACACCTAGAAGATGAGGTGTTTAATGGTGGAGTAAATGGTACTCGCCGTGCTATAAAATTTTTGCGAGGCCTAAGAGACATGCTCCACGGTTCGGCAAAAGCATCTGTTAATGTTACTGTAAAGTGGGATGGTGCGCCCTCCATAATTTGTGGAATAAACCCAGAAAATGGAAAGTTTTTTGTTGCAACAAAAAGTGCATTTAATAAAAATCCAAAATTAAATTACTCTAATGCTGATATAGACAAAAATCATTCCGGTAAGGACGGACTAATAGAGAAATTAAAAATTGCATTAAAACATTTTCCTAAACTTGGAATTAAAGGAGTAATTCAAGGCGACTTGCTATTCATAAACTCCGATTTAAAAACCATAGAACATGATGGTGAGAAGTTGCTTGCGTTTAAGGCAAATACCATAACATATGCTATACCAGAAAATTCTGATTTAGCACAACACATGAGAGCTGCCGCCGTTGGAGTTGTGTTTCATACAACCTACACTGGCAAAAAAATTGAAAATATGAAAGCATCATTTGGTGCAAACACGTCCAACTTAAATAACACAGCTTCGGTTTGGGTAACAGACTCTAGTTTTAGAGATGAATCTGGCACGGCAACTTTAACTGCCTCCGAAACACAATATGTTTCAGAAAGACTTTCAGAAATTGGTTCTCAATTTAATAAAATGAATTCTTCTGTAATAAATCAAATTGTTGCCGATGATCAGTTA